AAGGTTGGCTTCTTTCTGACAGTCTGTTTATAACAGATCGTCAGGAAGCTCTTAACGAGCTAATGGGTCGTAGTCCGCCAGTATCATTTGACACTCTTGGTCGTTTGGCTCTAAAGGAGGAAGCGGCCGGGAAAATTCGTGTTTTCGCGATGGTAGACGCATTTACTCAATGGGCTCTTAAACCGTTACATGACGCGGTTATGAGTACACTATCGACCTGACGTCAGGATGGAACGTTTGACCAGTGGGCGCCGGTAAAGGCGCTGCTGGCTCTTCGTCCGCCTGGCTTATGGTCATATGATCTTTCAGCGGCAACCGACAGGTTACCACTGCAATTTCAGAAGATAGTACTGCAACCGATCTTGGGTATCCATGGTGCTGAGGTATGAGGAGATCTACTTACTAAACGTGAGTACTCTCTTGGTACCGAGGCCCATGTATACGCTGTCGGTCAGCCCATGGGAGCATACTCTTCTTGAGCTATGCTTGCGTTGACCCACCACGCCCTGGTACAGTGAGCTTGATATCGGGTCTGTGTCAGACATCAGAACCCTTATACTTGATTCCGTCTTTATGCCGTGCTTGGTGATGATGTAATCATCGGGCACGCAGAAGTGGCAACAGAGTATCTGGAAATTATGGCACTCTTGGGTGTTGAAGTTGGTTTGGCAAAGTCATTGGTCAGCCCTAATAAGCTGGTTGGTGAGTTTGCTAAACGTTTCTTCATCCCCCACGAGGCGACGATGATCCCCTTTAAGGAGGTCATCGCTGCACGCTTTAATCTTCAGGAGATGTTGCAGTTTGTACGTAAGTATAAATTGTCGATATCTCAGCTTCTGTCATTTGCGGGTTTTGGTTACAAGGTGAAAGGATCGCTGAATAAGCGGTACTCTAAACTTGGGACTAGAGCTCGTAATTTGTTACTAATGTCTTCACATCCTTCATCGTATCTAGGTGTGGGTCTTCTAAGTTGGCTCCATTCTATTGGATGGGCCCGTCTTGGAAAGGCCTCGTCTTTTACTCCCGTGAACCTGTTAGTGGAATCTGAGCTTGCTCGGATTCTGCTATTGGTGAAGGGGAGAGCCTCAGGTGAGGCTAAAGACGTCTGAAATATGATGATGGTGAAAAGAGATCACGG